ACTATTCCCCATGCTGTTGTTATACTTGCTGATTACTCCTACAAATCAGCATTTGTCGCAGACCAAGAAATAAATTTACTTGCCTGTATGACAGAACTAATGGGTCAGGTGAAGTTTAAATGACGTATGAACTAAAGGATTATCTAAATGCAATAAATCACGAAAAGACAAGTCTCATGGATACCGATGATGAAATGTGGGAAAAGAAATATCCACCTTTTATTATCAACAAATGTCTGGCTCCATTTCCAGATACAATTATGCTTGTCAATGAGATGAATACTAGAAACCACATAGATCACAAGTTACAATTCGACTTTTTACTAAATAGTGTAAGATCAAGGAAAAGATATACTCCTTGGATGAAGGCGAGCAAAGTAACAAATCTAGAGTATGTTAAAGAGTATTTCGGTTACTCAAATGAAAAGGCAAAATCTGCCCTTAATGTACTTAATGATGATCAAATAAAGGCTATCAAAAATAGCTTGAATAAAGGTGGTAGAAATGGAAAACATTAATTGGACACAGGAGCAGATGCTTGAAGTCGTACTGAAAGAACCAGACGATTTTCTAAAAATACGAGAAACACTATCTCGTATCGGAGTTGCTTCTAGAAAAGAAAAAAAACTATATCAATCCTGTCATATATTGCATAAACAGGGAAAGTATTATATTGTTCATTTTAAAGAATTATTTGCACTTGATGGAAAACAAACAAATTTATCAGAGAATGATATTGCAAGACGAAATAGAATTGCAACTCTATTGTGTGATTGGGGTCTAGTAGATGTTAATGGTGAAACTGATCCAATAGCTCCACTCAGTCAAATTAAAATAATTTCATTCAAAGAAAAAGATGAATGGTTACTTGAAACTAAATACAATATAGGAAAAAAACGAGAGGGTTAGTTTTGGAAGCTTTCAAGTCATTCATATCTGAAGCAAAAGATGAAAAGTATAAAGTTGTAATTCTCACTGTTGAACATGGTGATAAATCTATTACAGCAAAAAAACTTTCCAAGGAGGCAACTAAACTTGGACTCCAAAATACTATTGTTAATTTCAATGGTGCTACTTTAAGATATGATGATGGTAATCATTTTATTCATGGAGTAGATGATGAAAAAGGTTTTCAAGTAAATTCTTCTGACACAATTATATTTGTTCGTGGAACACCGACAAAAGATAGCCACTTAGATTTAATTTCTGAATTTGAAAGATTAGGCTATTGTTGTGTGAATAATAGAACCACAATTAATATATGTGCAGATAAGTATCGTAATTATGTCAGATTGAAAGATTATGGTTTGACACAACCAAAGACAGTTTTAATACCAAATAAAGATATGATAGATTTTTCTTTAGAATCTTTAGATACTAGATTTCCTATTATTATGAAAACACTTAGAGGCTCAAAGGGTGTTGGTGTTTTGTTTATTGAATCAAAGAGAGCCTTAGATGCTATTGTTCAACTTGTTTACAAGACTGAAGAAGATAGTGATCTACTAATTCAAGAGTATATCAAAACTGATTTTGATGTTCGTGTTATCGTATTGGATGGACGTATTGTTGCAACTATGCAGAGAGATGTAGTTGAGGGTGATTTTAGATCAAATTATTCTCAAGGTGGAAAAGTTAAATCATACAAACTAACTTCTATGGAAGAAAAAGAATGTTTACTGGCTGCTAAAGCCGTAGATGGAATCTTTACTGCTGTTGATTTTATTCCAGCAAGAAATAGAGAAAGAAGTCCACCATACATATTAGAAGTTAATAGTTCGCCAGGTACAGATGGTATTGAAGAAGCTAATAATGTTAATATTGCAAAAGAAGTTTTAACACACTTTCTAAATCCAGATGTAAGATATTCTGTTCCTAGTCAATGTGGGTATAATGAAGTTGTGGAAATAGAACCTTTTGGTGAGATGGTTGCAAAGTTTGATACAGGTAATTCTGTATTGTCAGTACTACATGCTGATAATATTAAAGTAACAGGTAATAAAATATCATTTAATAATAATGGTAAACCTTATACTACTACTTTAGTTAAAGAATATGAAGCCCAAACAGGTGCTGGTGTGGATGAAAGATATGTTGTTAAATTAAATTTAACATTTTCTGGATCAACACATGAATTTATGTTTGGATTAGATGATAGAAGTAAATTAGGAACAGACGTATTATTAAATAGATTTGTAATGAATAAACTTAACGTGATGGTAAATCCACAAAGAAAATTTTTAGTAACAACAAATGGAGAATATGAATGAGTATGAGCGCACAACTAATAAAGGCTGCAAGAATGCACGCTGAAGGTGAATTGGAAAGAGCAAAAACAAACATCATGGTTTACATGAATCAAAGTGTGGGTATTGGTGAACATAGTGATATTGTAGAAGCAATCCAAGAAGAACTTGATAAGATGGCTATGGCTGAAGATCGTATAGAAATGTTGAATAAACATTTTGTAGCTAGTGCTGAATTATTACAGGAAGATGTTCAATTAAATATGAATATTTAATGAATAAACCTATTGACATTACAACAGAATTGTGATATATTTACATAATGAACTTCTATACAAATATTGTCCAGTGGGGCAACTTCCTTTTATTAAGAGAAATTAGAGATGGTGAACGTGTTAATCGTAGGGTTAAGTATTCACCAACTCTTTATGCACCTGTTGCAAAACCTACAGAGTGGAAAACTCTTGATGGTAAATATGTAACTCCTATTAGACACGATACAATAAAAGAAGCTAAGTCATGGGTTGAACAATATAAAAATCAATCTCATTTGATATATGGTAGCGCCATGTATCCTTATAGTTATATCGCTGATGAATATCCACACACTGTTCAATATGACATTGATCAGATATCAATTTTTACAATTGATATTGAGGTTCAGTGTGAAAACGGTTTTCCTAATCCACAGGAGGCTGCAGAACCATTTCTCTCAATTACTATAAAAGACCATCAAAGTAAACAGTTTGTTGTTTGGGGTATTGGTGAGTTTCGTAATGATCGTTCAGATGTAAAATATGTTCAGTGTGAAAGTGAAGTACATCTGTTAAAAGAGTTTCTTGCTTTTTGGGAAAACAATCAACCAGATATAATCACAGGATGGAATACAGAGTTTTTTGATATTCCTTACTTGTGTAATCGTATTCACAAATTATTTGGAGAAGATGAAGTAAAAAGACTATCGCCTTGGCGTAGTGTTCAATCTAGAGAAATGTTTCAGATGGGTCGTAAACACCAACTGTATGATATACAGGGTATTGCTCACTTAGACTATTTTGATCTATATCGTAAGTTTACATATACTAGTCAAGAATCATATCGACTTGATCATATTGCATTCGTTGAACTAGGTGAACGTAAAGATGGTAATCCATTCAACACATTTAAAGATTGGTATACTAAAGACTATCAATCGTTTCTAGAATATAACATCATGGATGTTGAACTAGTTGACAGACTAGAAGAAAAGATGAAACTCATTGAACTTTGTCTAACGATGGCTTATGATGCAAAAGTAAATTATATGGATGTGCTTGGTTCTACCAAGTATTGGGATATTCTTATCTATAATTATTTGCGTAGTAAAAACATAGTAATTCCACAAAAAACAAAATCTGTAAAACCAGAAAAGTTTGAAGGTGCATATGTAAAAGACCCACAAGTTGGTATGCACAAATGGGTTATGTCATTCGATCTAAACTCTTTGTATCCACATCTAATCATGCAATATAATATTTCGCCTGAGACACTTGTTTCTCAAGAAAAAGTTAAAGGTATGAATGTAGATAAATTGTTAGACAAGAAGGTTGATACTTCAATAATGAAAGGTGTAACACTTACACCAAATGGTGCATTATTTAAAACAGATAAACAAGGGTTTCTTCCAGCTATTATGCAGTCTATGTATAATGATCGTGTAAAATATAAGAAACTATTATTACAGGCGAAACAAGATTATGAAGATACAAAAGACCCTAAGTTACTTAAAGACATATCTAAGTTCAACAATATCCAAATGGCGAAAAAGATTTCTCTCAACTCTGCTTATGGTGCTCTTGGTAATGTATGGTTTCGTTATTACGATCTTCTGGTTGCTGAAGCAATTACTACTTCTGGTCAGTTATCCATTCGTTGGATTGAAAGAGCTCTTAACAAATATCTTAACAAGTTGTTGGAAACGACTGGCGAAGATTATGTTATTGCCTCAGATACAGACTCAGTTTACATTACTTTTGACAGATTGGTTAATAGTGTGTTTGAAGAGGGAACGGAAACTGCGAAGATTGTCTCATTCATGGATAAAATCGCTAATGAGAAGATTGAACCTTTTATTGACAAAAGTTATCAGGATTTGGCTGAGTATGTAAATGCTTATGATCAGAAGATGCAGATGGCTCGTGAAGCGATTGCAGACAAGGGTATATGGACTGCAAAGAAACGATACATTCTAAATGTATGGGATAACGAAGGTGTTCAATACAAAGAAGCAAAACTCAAGATTATGGGTATAGAGGCAGTAAAATCTTCTACTCCAGCACCTTGTCGTGAAAAGATTAAACAAGGTCTTAAAATCATTATGAGTGGTGATGAGAAACAGATGAATACT